GGTCGAGTAAAGATGATGAAAAACTTAAAATGTTCATGCAAGCGTACCCTTCAGTAACCCTTGTTGAGCAAGAGATACCAACCGTTAAACTCGCTATCGTTGTTCAGGGTAAGGTGATGTACAATGACGCAAACCCTATGGGAATCGACAAATACCCTTTCGTTCCCGTGCTTGCGTACTATCGACCTGAAATGCCGTACTACCCGAATAGAATTCGTGGTGTAGTGCGCGATCTCCGGGATAGCCAATATTTATATAACCGTAGAAAGTGTATTGAGCTCGATATTTTAGAAAGCCAAATTAATTCAGGTTGGATTTATAAAGAGAATGCTCTGGTTAATCCTAGTGATGTTTTCCTCAATGGACAAGGTCGTGGATTAGCGCTTAAAGAAGAATCACAAATGACTGATGTTCAGCAGATTGTATCTCCGAGTATTAGTCCGGTCATTGTTCAGCTTTCAGAAATACTGGGCAAAGAAATGAACGAGATATCAGGGGTTAATGAAGAACTTCTGGGTTCTGCTGTTGATGATAAGGCAGGAATTCTTTCTATGCTGCGCCAAGGAGCTGGATTAACGACGCTTCAAGGACTCTTTGACCAGTTGGATAACTCACAGAAATTACTCGGTGAATTGTGTCTTGATATTATTCAAACTAACTTTACACCGGGAAAAGTTCAAAACATTCTTGAGGGTCAAAAACCAACTGCTCAGTTCTATAACAAAGCATTCGGAAAATATAACTGTGCAATAGAAGAAGGACTCAATACAACCACTCAAAAGCAGATGCAGTTTGCTCAACTTCTCCATCTTCGTGAAGTTGGTGTACCTATTCCTGATGAATCTCTCTTGGAAGCAGCAACGATTCAGGATAAGAAAAAGATTATAGAAACTATTCAGAAGGCTCAGCAGCAACAACAACAGATGCAACAGATGCAGATGCAGGCTCAGATGGAAGAACAAAAAGCTCGTACTGAACTTGCACATTCTCGATCTATTGCTGATCAGGGTCTTGGTCTGGAACGCGTAAGTAGAGTTGAAGAGAATAAAGCACTTGCCGTTGAACGTAGAGCAGCAGCAGTGAAAGATCAGGAAGTCGGATTGCTTAACTTAGTGAAAGCAATTAAAGAACTTGATTCGATGGATATACAACAGCTGGAACAGCTTATTAATATATCGCACTCAATAAAGGATAGAACGGAACAACAGTTTAATGAGCAGCCTAATACGGTTGCTCAAGGATGAGTAATGAAAGATCCCTCTCGCTAATGGTAGTTAGAGGTTATTAACCTTGTCAGGCGTCGCTTGTAAGCTATGCCCGGACAGTAACTAAAGGAGCCAGTCATGGCAAAAAGACATCACGATAAAATGCATGGTCATTATGAAGGACATGCAGGACGTAGACACCAAGAAATGAAAGACGCGGGGATGATACATGAAGATCATTCAGCTATTGCTAATATGCCACAAGGCGTAATGATAAAAGATTGGCCTAAAGGCAATTACGGTATGCGTGAAGGATTAAATGACACTATTACAGGAATCGACCGCCAAATGGGTGAAGATGATTCTAAACGTAATAAACACGAACGTCCTCATAAATACTAGGAAATAGTATGCCAGCAATGCCACGTTTCAGTAAAAAGGGAACTAAGATTGCGTACAATATTTTAGGAACTCCTGAGAATATTCTTTTCAAGCCTAAGGGCAAAGAGAAGAAGGTTGATAGACAGCTTACGTTCCAAGAAACAAGCCGAGTAAGATAGGAGGTTGTATGGAAGATATAATGATTGCAATGGGCGATATTTTTTACTCTACGATTAATCCCCGAAGGCGGTATGAAGTAGCCGATTCTCGTATGATACAAGAAGATCATAAAGCAATGGCTAACTTACCTCAAGAAGGGTTTCAGCGTGAGTTTAAGTCTAACGCCATGTGTAGAGCAAAGAAAAAATCTTATTTTAATGATGAAATAGGGTGATCATGAAAAAGATGTGCACTAAGTGCAAAAAATCTATGTGTAAGTGTAAAAAGTAGGATTTTCTATGCCAAAACTGAAAAGAAATGCTCCTAAAAAGGCAAAGAAAAAAACGAGTTAAAGAAGAAATGCATAAGTTTGAAGAAGGAAAACTTCATTCTGGTTCTAAAAAAAGGACCCGTAGTGACTAATCCTAAACAAGCAGTTGCAATTGCTCTTTCTGAAAGTGGACAAAGTAAGAAAAAGAAACGTAAGAAGAAATAAGAAAGGAGAGCAGTTAATGAAGCGTAACCTACTCTCCCAAGCTAGATACTTTCTCACTATATCATAAAAGGAGTAGAAGAAAAGTATGAATAAAAAAAAAGAGACCGTAGGGAAGATTTCCCTAGACCTTTCTCAAAAAATACCTGAATCACGTGACCCCATAGAGATACAGCGCGAAATGCAGCAGGACTACTTAAAAGAACTTGTATCTTGCGTTGAATCAAATAAGAATAGCATTCATGGTGATTTCTTTATCATCGTTATAACAAAGAATGAAAAGCTTATGCCTAACGTTTTCCGTAACTATTTCTTTGCGAGAAACACGTGTCCTACCCCTGACTATGATCAATCAGTTTTTATGTATAGGCGCCAACTTGAGGAGATTGAATACATTTGGACCATTCCCTCAAGAGATGCTTGTATCCATTTAAAAGAGAATGCTCTTTTGGTTGTTCCCGAGGAAAGAAATTTATTGGATTTTATTCTCCAATTCTCAGACGGTAGCCTCTATAAACTCGCTCGAAAACTAAACGCAGAAGTTGAAAATCCATCTATTATTGCAAAGGGATAGAGAGAATGAATTTTTTTGATATTGCCAACCATAACAAAGATTGTATTCCAAGAATTCTTAACAATTGCTGGCATTCAAAATTATCTTCTTGTGGTTTAAAAGATGAATGCGATTTTATTACGCAGGAAACACATCCCGAACGTTGGATTAAGTGTTCTGCCCAGTGTAATTTTAAAAAAGGAAAGTAAATGAACGACATTAATTCACTACCAACAGTACCTCAACACATGATACAAGCGATGCAACGTGAAGCAGATAAGAAGTTTGGTGTACAATCTCAAGAAGAAGTACCCACTCCGAAGATTAATCCTGTATTACAGCATCACGAAGAACCAGTATTGTATACAGAAACAGAAACAGAACCTGAATTGTATACAAATGGAGACCCTGCACCTGAACCCCAAGATAGCGTACAAGAACTTCCCGTACCTGCTCAGGCAAAAGAAACAGACCAAGCACGTAACTTTAGAGCTATCAAAGAAAAAGCTAAACAAGCAGAACGAGAACGCGATGAGGCTCTCAAGATAATTCGAGAACTTCAAACGCAAACGAAACAACAGGCGACTATACCACAAGGACAGCCGGAACAATACGATTTCTCAGTAAATCCTGATGATTTAGTAGAGGGTAAGCACCTTAATCAATACGGAAAGGAATTAAAAAACCTACAAAATGAGTTGAAAAATTACAAACAGCAATCATATGTTGAAAATTCCAAGGCTCGTTTAAAATCTCAGTTCCCTGATTTTGAGTCTGTGGTTAATACTGATACCATTGAGACCTTTCAATATGCTTATCCTGAGTTGGCAGCTACCTTGAATTCTACGTCTGATGTGTATACCGCTGGTGTATCCGCCTATCATATGATTAAGAAGTTTGGCGTCTATACCGATCCAGAATCGACTCCTGAGAAAGAGTTGACGAGAAAGAATATGGCTAAGCCAAGACCTTTGACGAGTGTTTCTCCGCAGCAAGGTGATAGTCCTATGTCCAGAGCGAATGCTTTTGCCAATGGATTGACCAAAGAGTTGAAAGATCAATTGGCTCGTGAGATGAAAGAAGCTCGAAGAGGGTACTAATGTCTAAGCAATATGGTAGAAAATACATTCCTGTTGATAAAGTCTTTGAATATTGGGATGAAAACTCGAGTCAGCTTGGACACATTGGTACCGATGCGGATGATTGGGGAATATATCCCAATGAATGTTTTGCCTGTGGTGACCATGGAGTCCAAAGATGCCACATAATTCCTCGGTGTTATGGAGGATCTGATAGTGTTGATAATATTCATCTTCTTTGTATGAAATGTCATGGAGAGTCCGAAGGTCGGAAAAGTTATTGGTCATGGCTCCATTGGAAAAGAAAACATCAATGGAAAACTGTTGTAGGACATCTTTGGGATAAATTGGATCAGGCTGGTTTTGTTTTTGATGAAAAAGAATTTAGAAACGATGAAGAAGAGTACATAAAAAACGCATTATCCTTGATATATATCAAATACTAAAAGCGCTTCTGTTTTACTCCTTTTTAAAACCCTCTATTGGCTTTACGGCCGGTAGGGGGTTAGTGTATAATCATTTATATTTTGTTCCTGTCGTCTAGTGGTTAGGATCTCGCACTTTCACTGCGAAGGCCTGGGTTCGAATCTCAGCAGGAATGCCACAGATTATATAATACTTTAAATTTATTCCATTGTAGCTCACGTGAATAAGTATGAAAATGTACAGCATGCCAGGAACGTTACCTGAGGATAATAGTGATATATTGGTTGCTTATATAAAAGAAAGATCTTTATACTTTTTTCTCTATAAATATGACGGAAGATTAACCTATGATGATAGATTAAAAAAAGTTGACGATTTTTTCTGGTGTTATATAAAAGATGTACAATATAAAAGATGTACAATATAAAAGACGACAACAGAAGCTATTTGGTTTAAGGCTGTTCCAAGTAGTTCTAATAATATTTGATTAATTTCCCATTCTCTTTCTATACTAATCTTTAGCGTCATAGAAGAGTCGCACTCTTCACGAGCGTCAATCGAGTCATCGCTCAACTCAACCGTCTACACTTTGTCGGCAGTTGTCGACGTATTGTAGACAACTGGACGTCAGTACGTAAGAATCGCTCCACTTACACCAAGCTCTTCATTTCTCGTCCCTAGGAGATAGTATGGCAATTACTACTACTAGTTCGTTACCTGCTCCAGTTCAGCAAAGCTTTAGCTATAAGCTGTTATCTGTTCCGGTACCGAATATGATCCATAAAATTCCAGCAATGCTTAAAGAGATGCCACGCAATGGTGGTACAACTCTCAGAATGCGTCGTTATAACCCTTTAAATACTGCGATGGTTCCACTAGGTAATTCTGGTGTAACACCCCCACCACAGAATTTAACGGCTGTTGATATTGATGCAAAGATTTCGTTTTACGGTAAAAGTGCCGTAACAGTTTACTGCTAAGACTTATGTGCAGTTAAACGAGCAGGTTAACAAAATGTTCTTTGAAATTTCTTGGTTTTTGTAGGCAAGTAGCCTGCTTTAAATCCGCTCTGATTGACTTGGAAGCCCTAACGTAAAGACGAGGGTGACAAGGGCGAAGACATTAAACAGGACCAATTTTGTTCCAATCCTTACATTGTTGCCATAGATCACAACGCTTTTTTAAAATATCATCATTAAC